GTTTTTTTTTAAAAGCGGCTAACCCTGCTTTCCCGCCAATGCCGCCTAATCGTTGCAAAGCGGGAAAGCATCAGTTATCAGATACCAGAGAAAAACCACAGGTAGGCCAGTTGCCACGGCTGCGTTATATTTTGAGTTCCGGCCAAATGACGGGAAACGGTAGCATCATGAACTTTAACGCCTTTTTCAGCAGCCCACCGGATAAAGTCACGGGCTGTTTTTCCCGTGACTTCAAAGTTCTGTTTTAGTTCTGTGTGCGTCATATCTTAGAAAGAAATTGCAATGTATTCATCAAGAGGGATACCCAATTCATTTGCCCGGCTTAAATATTTTTTATAAGGCCAAATGAAATTACAAAACGCATCGGTTTTCGCAGCGATAAAGTCAAACCTGTTTTCAACCCCCAAATCAACTAATTCCTTTCCAATCGCACAAACAAACGCCCTGTATGGCCTAACGCTCCAATGTTTTTCCGCCGCTCCATTAACAATTTTACGCAATTCTATCAATGCCAATTTTTCCACAACATTTACCTTTGCAGATTTTGCCCCGTTTGGCAAAAGCAGTAAGGCGGCGCAATGCGTTCCAAAATGGTTTACTTCGCCATTCCGGTTATCTTCCAGCCAAACAACCCGTTTCAAACCTTGCTTGCCGCAGCAGGAGCAAAAATCTTTGTCGTCATTGACTCCGAGTAATTTGTAATTGACTTCCATTGCTTTTATCTTTTCGTGAATGATAGGACAAAGATAAGGCAAGTTTGATTATTTGTCAAGTATTTGAGCAATTATTTTTGACAAATAATCAAATTGTTTTTCGGGCAAATCAAAAAACGTTGAAAATCAATCTGATAACCCCGCTTTCCCGCCCATGCTTCCTATACGTTGCGCAGCGTGGATGCCTCAGTTAAAACGCATCCCCATCTCCCGTATTCGCCGCACACACCACTTTTGCCCGTTCGTAATCCTCCCGGCACTGTTTCAAGGTGCGGGGTTTTGGCTTGACGGTGCGCAGACGCGGGAACGGCGGGTTAAATTGTTTTTGCTTCATCCAAACCAAGTTGTTTCTTTTACGGAAATGATGCTTTCTCCGTTGTATTTGGCGTGGAATGCCCGCCGGGCTTCGCCTTCGCTTTTGGCGTAGACAATGGAAATGTAAACTTTCATTCGTTTGAAAATTTGGTTTGAAAATATTTAGGGGGGATTTTTTTGTTTGCAAAGCGTGTGCCGGAATTGCGGATAACTGCCGTCTGCCGGAAATACCCGCTATTCGCGGGGCAGTTCGGCAGGCTTTGAGTTAGCGGCAATCTTGAATGACATTCACGCTACTAATTTCATCCCATTTGCCAAGAACTCTAACGTACATTACCTTTCCGCAGGTGTCTATTACTATATACCTGTATTCTTTATCAGGTAGTGGATAAACTTTTGCTTTTGGGTAAGCCTTTTCAACTGTTTCCATACACCTGCTATTATCAAGTGATTTATTTAAGTCATTACAAGAAGTAAAGACTGCCACTAACATCGCATATATGGCAATAGCGGCTACTGTGCTAATTTTAAACTTTTTCATTCTATTTTACTTTATTTGTTAATTAAACTTTTGTATTTCAAATCCGCTACTGCATATATGCGTAGCCGTTATGCGGAAATTACCAAGGCACACACCAAAATGCGCTATCGCTTGGCGTAAGTCCCTGCAAAAAATGTTGACGGTGTGCGGAAAAGTGAAGACCTCCAAAGTCAATAAAAAACTTTTCGGCATGGAGTTGCCGGAGCCATAATAAATAGTCCTTATTCATTTCTTAAAAGTTTGATTGTGAAAAAAATCCGCATAACCCCGCTTTCCCGCCAATATTCCCTAAGCGGTCAAAAGCGGGAAAGCACCAGTTAGCGGTAATTTAAGACAGAGAACGTGCCAACCTTTGCCTTCTCACCAAAAATGATAATACACATCGGCAACCAAAGACCACGTTCTTCATCATTAAAATTTACTTCTCCATTGATAAAACGAATTTCTGCTTTTACACAAACTTCCGCCCACCATTTTGTATTGCTTCTTACAGGTATTAAACAAACTTTCGTTCCTCCAAACCTTTCAGCATCATTACACGCTTTCTTTACCCACTTGTTTAAATCTCTGCTAAATGGTGGGTTCATCCAACAGTTACCAATCCAATCTTTTGCAAGTGCATTATCTTCTTTTGTCCAATAATCAGGCAGTTTGTGGTTTAATTTACTTGCACAAACGTCTTTTGTTAAGCCAAATTCGTTTATCAATGGCTCTACTATTTTCAACGGAGTGCTATACTCAACGCTGTTACTTTCTCCTACTACTTGTGTTCCCATATTTTAAATTTTAATTTCTGAATAATAAACTACCGCTAACAAGGTATTTGCAAAATTGCCCATCAACATTTGTGCTTAATTTGAAGTATCTGCAAGGGCAACTTCGCAAATACCCAACCGTTAGCAAGGATTGAAAATGTCAGAATCATTAACCCAAACCTTATATCCGTCAAGGTTCGTCGGGGTTGGAAGTGGAACTAACACCCTTGTTTGCGGGACACCATTTTTTATTCGCTTTTCATCCAACTGGATTCCGTAGCAAAAAGAACGCCGTGGGCGTTTGGGATTCAAAAATGTTACCTGTTTCATGTTTTTATATTTTCTTGCTAACCCCGCATGGCCGCCCATGCGGCGTACAACTTGCACGGCGTTCATGCCCATGTTAAAACGCATCCCCATCTCCCGCATTCGCCGCACAAACCAACTTTGATCGTTTGTACTGTTCCCGCCATTCTTTCAAAGTGCGCGGTTTGGGCTTGACAGTTCGGAGACGCGGGGCGGGCGGGTTAAAGTGTTTTAGTGCAGCCATTTTGAAGGAAGTTGATAAAGTCATCGGTTGACCGGCATTCAAAATAAATGCCGCCCGCCCGCTCGATTTCAAATTGTCGTTTTTTCTGGTCATCGCTCAATTTATCCCTTCCGGCTTTTACCTCGATTGCGATAAAGCGGCCCCTGTAAATCATAATCACATCAGGAAGCCCTTTTTCGGTGTTTCCTTTCCTGTGGATGCCTTTTGCCTGATCCCATACACCGACGTTATTAACCCGGTAGGCTACGCAACCCGTTTGGAAATTTGCAAGGCGCAAAACGTTGCGGGTGATCTGGTTGGCTGTTTCCGGTTTTTTTTGGACTGGCATATCACATCGTTTCAATTTGTTCAACATTGTCGAAAAGTTCAAGCGGACGCGATTTTGCAAAGCGCTTTTCGGCTTCCTTCATGTTTGCAATCGCCTGCTTAAAATAACTGTCTTTCAGTTCAACGCCGATACCAAAACGGCCCATTGAAACGGGGGAGAAAACTTCGCTGCCAACACCCATAAACGGGGTTAAAACGACTTCGCCGGGATTGGTGTAAAGTTCGACAATCCTGTCGATAACATCCAACTGGAGAGGATGCACGTGTTTTTCGTCATCATCTTCCCGCGCATCGCGGAATGGCAAAACCTCGTCAATCCGAACGTCATCCCATACGCTTGATGCGTAACGCTGCCAAATGATGTGTGATAACTTGTTCAGTTTGTGGTCACCATCAAACCCGGCATACTGCTTTTGCAATGCCTTGAATGATTCGTTGACATACCGATCATAGCACACATCAAATTCGCCTTGCTGGAAAAAGTCGCCAAGCGGCAAGCCATATTTTGACAGGTGTTCAGGAAGGAAGGGACGCAGCCCGGCGTAATGGGTAAGGCCAAAAGGATGCGTAACAGGTACGTCGCGTTCGCCTTCCTTCTTGAAAATCAGAATATAGTCAGGCATTGCCGTGAAACATTCGGTTGAATTTTCAACGATATTTTTGTGCATAAGGCTGTGAACCATTGTGCGCAAACGAACCTTCAAAGGCTCTTTCCAAATGGTGATTTTGTTCATGCGCTTCATCCCGTTGCGCGTGTGGATTTCTTCTATTTCGTGCGGGTAGTCGTATTGGCTGCCGTCCTTGTTCATAAGGTCGGTGCAATGCACGGCGCAAATGCTGCCAGGCTTCAAAACCCGGTACAGTTCCTTTACCAAAAATTCGTACTGAATCAAGGCTTCTTCCCGGCTTTCGCAGTTGGAAAAGTCAAGCGGCGATGAACTGTAATGAAACAAGCCCAAAAATGGCGGGGAAAAAACGGAAAGGTCAACGCTTTCGGCTGGCAACGTCGGGAGAACGGCCATGCAATCGCCGCAATAAATTGCGTATTTGTCGGTGATAACTTGCTCTTTTGTCATTGTGTTCGACTATTTTAAAAATGTAGGAAGTTGGATTTGTTTATCAAATTCTTTGGAGGTTGGGGTGTAGGATTTATTCAGGTTGATATTCAGCATTGAAAACAGGTTGTCCGCTTTCTTTGCCTTTGCCTCAATAGCCTGCAAAATCCTTACTTGCCCGTCTGAAATTACACGGTCGATTGTAACCGGGTCGGTGATCGGAAAGCGGTAGTGCCTCCGAACAAGTTGGTAGTATTGCTCAAAACTGAAACCTGGAAAAGTTACCGCGTGTGGGCAGTGCTGCCAGTTCAAACCCCATGCCGTAATTTTTGGCTTGGTAACAAGTTTCTTGATCTGGCCTTCTGCAAACGCAATCAAAATTTCCTCTTTCTTTTCAAGGCTCATGCCTCCATGAATTTGCACGGCGTTCGGATCCAAATTTTCAACCGTGTCTGCTTCTTCGTTCAGGTTGCACCAATATACCGACGTCCCGTGTTGGCTTGCAAGTTCTACCGCTTTTTCTGCCCGCTTTGCAATTGTCGCCTTTCTTTCTGCGTGTATTTCCGGCATTGTTCGGGCCACTTGGTTAAACATCGAAAATTGTCCGTTTACAACCAGGGGAACATCGTTTGTCACTATGTGGTCGTTTTCATACAGCGCCGGTAAAACATGGCGTTCGTCGCTAAATCCCAGGTCGGAAGGCTTCCGAGCCGAAAGGCTCCATCCGCTTACCCACTGAAAAAACGCTTCTTCTGCGTGACCTTTCAACCGCCATTTAACACCTATGCCCATCGGGGAAATGGTGTCTTGATTATTGGTAAAAAACTTGGTAAGCATATCCTGATAGCCCATGTAGCCAAGTGCCTCACTACTTGTTCCAAGTTCGACGTAGTCGTTCGGCGAAGGGGTAGCCGTTGCCAGATAGCGGTATTTGATCTTGCGCATAAATGCGTTGACGTGTTCGGAAGTCTTGCTTTTGAAGTCCTTAACGCAACTGCTTTCGTCGCAAATCATGCAATCAAAGTCTGCCGGGTTGAAGTAGTGCAGGCGCTCGTAATTGCAAATGATAATCTTGCCGGAAAACTTGCCTTCTCTTGAATACTCCACATCTTCAATGTGGAATTTTTCAGCCTCTTTCAAAAATTGGAAAGCAACAGAAAGCGGGGTAGCAATCAATACGGGCTTATTGGTGTGCCGGACGTAGTTCGCGGCAATAATCAACTCAATAAGCGTTTTTCCCATGCCGGTATCAAAATACACAGCGCAACGGCCTTTTTTGATAGCGTATTCGGCGGCGTAACGCTGAAAGTCAAAAACGCCGTCAGGCATGAAATTAGGCTCAATGCCGTAATCGCTTGCCCGGTGCCGTTTTGCCTCAATTAATTTTTGGTAATCATTCATGTGTTCGACATTTTAAAAAAGCAGCCCGCCCCGGTAGAAAAGTCGTCGAACACATCAGGAGAGCGGGGCAGGGCTGCAAAGTTCTTGTAAACTCGTGTTCGACGTGACAAAGATAATTGCGTTTTATTTATTTGCAATACCTTTGCAAATATATTTTTTTGTATCATTCAATAACCCCACCGTCCCGCATTCCCGCACATCTCCTTTTCTGACCATTTCGGCAAATTTCATTTCTGCTTCCGCATCAGTGCAGGACATTGCCCGCTTTATCGCCGTGATAAAGGTCATTTTCACGGCTTGCCCGATCTTGGAAAGGTTTGGCGGTGTGGGTGTGGCGGGTTTGCGGGTAGCGGGTTTCATTCGAAATGCACTATTTTAGCCACCTTCGCGGCTGTCAAAATTCCAATCCGTGTTTTCCAGCCGTGCGGCGTGTCCGTGCCTATATGTACGTTTTGCGTTCCAAGCAGGCGAAAAAATGTTGCG